CATGGATTCCCGACCGTTTACTGGCTTCCGGTAGATGGGATGACGGGTCCGGCTTGGCCTGGCCGTGAGCGACGTGCTCACAGCGGCCTTACTCGGGTCGCGCGTGATCGCGGCGACATGTCCCTGATTAAGACGTACCAACAGGGTTGGACGTCTCTGAGAACCGTACTTGCACTCGCATGTCCTGTGGTAGACGCGGGCTTCAAATTGAAGAAACCCCGCCATGCCCGGGCTGTGCGCGCCATGTCATCTCTCCAGGTGAAGCTTCTTCGGAGCCTGGTAATTGGGGGAGGGCGACCTCAGTTTGAGGCTCGCCTGAAGCAAATTGCACACGACTGCCGGTCGGCTTTGATGGGCGACCAGTCCGCCTGCAAGCGCTTGCCGTTCGCTGGAGTACTCAAGGACTCCATGCAGAGCGACTTTGCGCTCGCGCAGGTTGCTAGACTGGCCCGGAGCTTGCCGGTCGCCGATGTGCGCACGGTCCGACAGGCCTGCGTCAAGCATCGCGAGGTCCTCACCTCTACACCTCTTCCCGACCCTGGCGCTATTGCGGTCATGGTTAACGCTGTGCGTAACCGTGTTGCCGCTCTGGCATCAGAGAAAGGGTTCGGATTGGGGGTTGGTCGCGCGAAGCCGCTGACGTCAGCGTCGTATCGCAGCGCACGCGCAGAAGGGGGACAGTCCAAGGACGTGTCTGATGGCCTTGGGGTCATCAAATATGTCTGTGAATTGAATCCTGCTGCGGGTGCTGCTGCTGCCTGGAGGGGCGTGGTCACAGACTCCCTTGAGCCGTCGGAGCGGAGAGGTAATCTACCCCGCGCTCGTCAGGTCGGCCTCGCAGAACGGGGTTGTAAGGCCCGCGTTATTACTGCGATGGAAACCGGCTTGACGTCGCGCGGACACGTTCTTAGGGACGTGTTCTGGCCGCTTGTCGAGGCTGAACCTGTGTTCGCGTTGAGTGACGAGAGTGAGCAGGCCGCAATCCAGCGGCTGAAGGTCTGTAGTGAGATGAGATTCGTTTCGACGGATCTCACCGCTGCCACAGATTATGCTCCGTTCGTCGTCGCACGCGCCGTTTGGCAGGCCGTAACCAGCGGTCTGGTCGACGCCGGTGTGATGACCCTGCATGAGGCTACGGATGTCGTCGAAGAAATCTCCGAGTACCACCTCGGTCCGCACGTGGTTGAGTCTAAGGTAGTTGGCGAGTTCCAGACGTCGCGTGGATGGCTTATGGGCCACCCGTTGACCTGGTTTACTCTGTCCTGGTTGCACTTTGGTGCAGCTGCTCTAACTGTCGGTACGCATGGAATCGCCATTAAAGGTGATGATGCGGTGGCAGTAGGCACTCCGGACCAACTAGACTCCTACATGCGGATGCTCGAGAGGTTGGGAATGGTTATAAACCGATCCAAGACATTCGTAAGCCGCAGGGCGGTGGTATTCTGTGAGAGGACGTACACGCTTCACAAGGGCGTGTTCAAACCTCTTAGAGACATCTCAGTGAAGACGCTGGTCGCGCCGAGCACAGAAGGGCTCGGGCGGCTCGCGCGCGACATTGAGACACTCAATGACACCACTCGTCGTAGGGCCTGCCGTATTGCCTGGCGCAACACGGCACAGGTTGGGCTTTTGACGCAAGCGAAGAGGTACGGTGTACCGCTTTCGTTGCCTCGTGAGCTCGGGGGTCTGGGGTTACCGCGCCGTGGCGGTTTGCCGAGCATGCTCTCTAGTTCGAGACGCTGGGCTTCTATCGCATTGACCGGAAAGGTCCAACCGAAGTTCTACGCTAGTAAGAATTCTTACACGGCGTGGGACTACGCGCTGGAACAAATACGGACTGCGTCGAAGACTAGGCACTCACTAGGACTGCTCGGCTTCGCCACTCCTATCAGGCAGTCGACGCTTGGCGCATTCGCGGCATCCGCCCAACTGGGGATTGCTATCGCGAAAGGCGCAGGCAAGAGAGAGAGTTTCCCTTCTCTCAAGATCGTCGGCCGTAGGTTTGCTAGGTGGCGGCAGCGTGTGTCGCACTGCCACCCTCCCAAGATGATCCAGCCAGCTCTGTGGTCTTGGAGCCGGCTTGATGGCATGCTTGCAGCTTGTGCTCTGCAAGGCTTGTACGGAACTCAGGAAACGACTTACATCGTTTCTTCAGGAGTAACCTTAGCTGAAATGGTGGCGTCTTTCGTCAAGAAAGAAAGCGCCATTCCAGCAGAAGGACCGACCCTACCACCGTACTAGTGGTGGGGCCCCG